AAACCTCCAGGTCTTTTCTGTTTAATTAATTCTGTCTCTATAGCTGATGATAATGCAATACCTAATGCTCTACCTTCATCTTCATCTCCTTCTACGTTAGAACCAGAAGCATCTACATTTACTACTACAGTTGTTCCACCACCAAGAGCATGATTTGGAATTATAGTACCTGCACTATTAGGAACAAAAAGTTCTGGACCTCTTTCTCCTACAATCGAAGGTCTACCAACAGGAGGTCTACCACCATTAGCAAAACTATTCATAGTAAGAGTATTTGGATCGGTTGGTCCTCGGTTTATTCCTGCAAAAACATCATTATTACCTGTAAAGTTAAATAAGTTAGAAAATAATCCTAAAAATCCTTTTTGTATCTGCAAAGCAACAAGTTGTGCAGCAGTATCAAGAAAATAATCAGCAATACGATTTAACATACTTCTAAACGCATCAGATACACTCATTGTTCCTTTAATAATTCCTTTGAAAGAATCTTCGAATCCTATTTTAATTTCTTTACTTAAATCTAAAACAGTTCTCAATGGATTTAATAATTCTCTTATTTCATCTGTAGGAGCTTGAAATTCACTAATAAATTGAGTTTGCTCATTTATTTTTATTTGAGTTTCTAAAAATTTAGTAGCGTTTTTATTTGTTTTATCAAATTCTTCATTAAATTCTTTTTCTTTTTTTATTCTAAATTCTTGTCTTTCTTCTTCTGTATCAAATGCTTTTTTAAATTTACCTCTCTTATCTAAAAAAACTTTATTAAAATCAAATTCTCGTATATTTTTATCTGTTGCAGCTTTTTTTCTTATATTTATAATTTCTTGTTGAAGTTGTAATTGAGCCTCTAATGGTCCTTTAGTAGCCAATGTTTGAAGCAACTCCCTTCTTTTTTCTTCACTAATATTTCCTGACAATTCTTGTATTTTACCTAAAACTGATTCTGTATCTCTAAGTCCTGATAAAGAATCAAAAATCTCTCTCGAACCAAAAGCCGATAATAATGTTCCTGTTTTATCTGGTCCAAAAGTTGCAAAAGTTGATGCTAATTTAATTGCTTCTTGATTCGTAATATCAAATTCTTTTGCTAAATCTTTTATTTGTTTTCTTGAAAATTCAGATTCAATACCCATACTTGATACATTTTCATTTAACTTTCTCACTTCTTTTCTAAAAGATCTTACTTTTTCTATTTGTCCAGCAAGAGCAGTAGCAGCAATAGAAGCAGCAAAACCGCCACCTGGTGCAAGTGCTCCTCCAAGACCACCAGCTAAACCACCAAGTACAGAACTTATACCACCAGCACCAAATAAAGCAGGAAAACCACCACCAATTAAAGCACTACCAAGACCACCTTTCACTCTTGCATTTCTACCTCCTGGGAAAGAAAATAAACCTCCTGCTCTTTGTCCTCTTTTACCAAACCCAAGCCTTTCAGCACGAGTAAATGGAGTTGCTGGCCCTATTTGCCCTCCTGCAACACCAAATTCCATATCAGTAAAAGCAGCCCTTGCTGCTTGTTTACTTAATATTGTTGCTGTTTTTGTAGTTTGTTTTACGTTTGCTTTTACACCAGCAGCGATCTTATCGGCAGACTTACTTAAGGCCAAAAACCCACCACCTAGTCCTACACGATTAGATCCAGCAGCAACTATATTTCTAATTCTTTGTGATTCTGCAACATTAGATGAAACTCTAGTTTTTAATGCAAGTTGACTTTCTGTTATTCCTTGTATTGGTGACATAAATTTAAATCTGCCAAAAGCCCTAGAATTCATTGATCCTAAAGCTTCTTGTAAAGCTTGATTTTCTGCAAGGATTTGTCTTGATCTTTCAGATGCACCACTTACACTTTGACCAAATAAACTTTGACCAGGATCTAATGAAGATCTTGGTGGTAATGGTGATCTAGGTGGTAATGGAGAAGAAAGTATTACATCAGACCGAGGAGGTAATGGAGAACGTAAATTAGCAGGAACAGCTTGACCAGGACCAATAGGACCACTAAATTGATTAGCACCTCTTGATAATTTTCTTCTTCTTCTTGCAATAGATTTTGCGATAGGATCTGATCCGACACCAGATCCAGGTAAGGGTAATGGTGCAGTGCTTATTCTTTGTAAAAGTTTTTCACGTTGTTTAAGTTCTTTATTTAATTCTTTCTCTGCCACAATTAATTGTCTTGCAGCCTTTTCCTGTAATTTTGTTCCAGAAGCAACAGCATTAAAATTTGCTTTTGCCGTTGAAAGAGTTTGATTTAAGGTATTAAAACTTTTTACTAAACCATTTCCACCTTGTTGAAATACTTTTAAAAAATCATTTAATTGTTTTACTTGTAAACTTGTTTTTTTTAAGTTCTCATTAAATCTAGTTATTTTTTCATTTCCTTTTATGACAACACCAATATCAATATTATAATTAGCCACTTGCTATCAGAATTAAAACATTTCTTCTATCTTACCTTCTTTTGCCTCTTAAAGCATTAGTTTTTTGTGCTTGTTCTCTTTGTTTTTCATATTCTTCATGTTCAATTTCATTATATGCAGCCCAACCTATCATCTCTTCAATAGTAAGAGTTTGACATAACTCAGCTACAGTTTTATGTAACTGTTTTGCTAACCCATATATAAACTGCCAATCCTTATTAGCTTTTCAAATCGGCTTTAGCCTCTTTAACCTCCTTGTCAGCACCAATAGTAATCATTGAAATTTGTATTTCTTCAAGAATTGATGCTGAAATTTCTCTTCTTAATGAAGCCTTATCTCCATCTTGAAAAAGTCTTACTCCATCTTTGTCTAATGCTTTTTCAATCATCATCTGCAAAGCATAATCATTAGTATCATCAGTCTTTGATTTTGCTTGTATTGCTTCTCGTTCTGCAATAGTTAATGGATGCCAATAGATACTAAGAATAATCTCATCATCTTGTTTTACATCATGTTTGTAAAGCTGAGAGACTCCAAACTTGTTTCTTAAAAGATCAACTGCTCTTGTCATGTTAATATGTAGCTATTATTAGTATACTAAGCGTTTGCCGTAAATTGGCAAGATATTAAGCCAAGAAAGTGTGAAGAATCATCTAATTCAATAGGAGCAGGGCCGACAACATCAAGCACTCTAGGATCACAACTAAAGGTATCGCTATAACCAGGAGCATTAACAGAAGTAAGTCCATCAATAACAGCTTCTCCTAATGCAGATAAAGTTGCAGTACCTTTTCCTCTTGGAACATAGATATTACATTGAATTACCCCAGAATAGAAATCCTGTGATGCACCTTGAGTCTGAGTTGTTGCCTGTGCAAAATCAACTGACATAAGAATATATTTTTTTGTCTTTCCTGGTGTTTTATAAACCATGTTGTCATAAACCATTTCGACAGTAGCATCTACTGCCGCAACTGCATCTGTTACTGCTTTTTCAAAAGCTGCTCTTGTGTTAACTAAAGTCATGGGGTTTCGTAATCAACGAATACAGAACTAGGATCACTAAATGCACCAATACCACCGCCTTCAAATCTAACATTATCAGATTTCTTCCTAACACCAGTACCAAATGCAGCAATACCTAGTTTTGGTTTATCTGTAAACATTTGATTTATTAGATTTCTTAAATCACCTTGCACATATTGAGGTATTTTACTTCTTGGAGAAGCTAAAGCTCTAGCTGCATATTGTGA